TCATCAGTTACCTTAGTAATTGTCGCTGCTCGGTTTGGCGCAGTTCCACCAACTGCCCCTATCACACTCCCAGCACCAACTAAACTAAAGATTACAGTAGCAGCCACATATCCAGTTGCGTTAATACCAACTCGGTAATCTGATCCAATTTGCTTTACATAAACACTAATTGTTGTTGCGCCAACCATTGCAATTGGTGCGCCAAATTGCAGCCGATGATAATCCAAAACAGTTGTTGGATAGAACACAACAGCAGTGTTGCCTGTTGGTGATGTAGTGGTTGACCGCGATAGGATTGCATTATCGGTGTAGCCTAAGCCTGTAGTTAGTAATTCAGAATACGGAGCGGTGTTAGCCACTGCGTACTCCACATACCCACTTGAGTTCACAAAGGTCGCAGTACTTGCTCTGCTGAATGTCAGCCTTGAGTCCAACACACCCGTAGTGAAATCAAGGGACAGCGTGGAGCCATCCCCTGACCCTGGGAACAAGCTTGGGCGACCACCCTTTCGCATACCCATCCCGCTGAACGGGTTGAAGTTAGTGGGTGAACTCGGGGATGAGTAGGTATTGCTATATGTCATTGATTCTTTCCAAGCCAATTGAGGCCTGAGGTTCCTTGGGTTCCGAAGGTTTTCGTATATGCCCGCTCGACCCGTTCGAGTTCGACATCAATATCTCTTTGTTTCCTAGCGATGATCATCTTGTCCACATCAACTGCTACTGCTTTCGCCCAATAGCCCACGGCCATGGAGAGCGCATCGAGTCTGTCATCATGCCTCAGGCTCCCACGATCCCTTGTGATCCTGGTGAGTTGATAGAAGAGCTGATAGGACAACTGCTTCTCCGGCGGTAGCCCCTTGGTGGACTCATAGTCAGCCTTGATGACTGCCGGTTGCACTACGAGTCGATGCTGGTTGAGGATGGGTTCAAGGGTATCGATGATCCGCCGTTCCTTCTGAATGGAATGGCGTACCTCTTCGATAGAGCATGGCCATGAGTCCCGTAGGTACGGGGTCAGGAGCTGCGTGAACATTCCATCCCCGAAGTTTGATTCGACGATGCACTTGTTGACCTTCTGATCCCTGGCAACCTTGGCGAGTGCTCTGAGGTTCTCAGGTGTATAGCCACCACGGAGACCACCGGCGGCGGTGAGGTGCATCCATCCATTGCTCATCTTCACGACGGCATACGCAGTTTCATCCTCACCACGCCCTGAGGGGTCAATGGCAAGCACGGATCCTGCGAAGGGTATGAACTTGTCTGAGATGGATATGGGGTTGTGGTAGCGGTCACCACGGAAGCCAACGGCAGGTAGGTCTTCCTCGATCTTCTCCTTGGATCCTGACCACACCAGACGCTCCGGTGCTTGCTCCCAATCGCCACCATAGGCAATGAGGTCATGGAGCTTGAGGGGATATCTGTCCTGATCAGCCAGACTCGTATTGAGCATGAACTGAAGTTGGAACCCGCTTCGCCCATAGGACAACGCTCGTTCCTGTAGATCCTCTTTGGAGAACCGCTTGGGGTCTGTAGGAGTCCCAACGATCTCTTCAGTCCACTCCTCTTGGATCGTTGGTGCCAAGCGACCACCATAGGCGGTCATCTCGATCTCTGAGGGGTACAGGGCTGGCCATATGCGGCACTCATAGCCCCTCTCTTGGAGGATGTTGTAGATGGACTCTTCGCTCTGAGGAGTCCCTAGGAAGATGACGCGCCCCCCAGGCTTGATGATTGCATCAACTTCCTTGATGCGCTCCTGTAGTTGCTCCCTCATGGTGGAGGTGAGGCTGTTGTTGGCTACCTCCACATCGTCAAGGATCACTACATCAGCACGGGAGCCTGTTAACTGCCCGGTGATACCGAGGCTCTTGACACTTGGAGCATGGCTCGGTGGCGCAGGACCCACATCAAAGGCTATCGCTGAGTTCCTTTGGGTATCCCTGGGCATCAAGTGCTGGTACATGGGCACTACCTGCATCAACTTCCGGCAGAATGAGGCGAACTCATCAGCCCGGTTCTTGGATGCAGAGACAACGAGGAACTGCTTCGTAGGATCCAACATCAATTCATGCATAACGAATGCTGAAGTGATCCAAGACTTCCCTACCCCACGGAAAGCAAGCGTTACAGATCGCCTTGGACCCCCTTGGAGCCATGAAGCCATCTCATATTGCACCTTGGTGGGCGCAGGGAGCCCAAGTTCAGCCCAGACAAGGTGGAGTCCATTACGGAAGTCCTTGAGCCGGGGATCTATCTCCATACTTAGGTGCCGGTACGCAGATCTTCCTGATTATCAAAGGGCAGAGTCTGTGCAAGACGGAGAATTGGGGTACCCGCGAGAGCCACTTGATCCACCTGGTTGTCCTTGAGCATCTGACGGGCAACATTGAGGTCAGCGGGTGTCGCTTCCCCTGAGGCAACCCGGCGCAGCAGCTCATTGCAGAGACTCGCATGGAGGCTCTTGAGGGTTTCCTTGGTGGGATCAGCCATTGAGGAGTACTGCTCGTAGGAAAGTGGTTGAACCACCGACAGTGCAGAGGGCACCTGAAGTAACGATACGCATACGAGGCATCGTCTGAATGACCTGTGTGTAGTTCCTTGCTCCATTGACGGTGCCTACATCAAAGTGACCAACAGGCATCTTCAATGAGCCCACAGGGACGCTGAGAAGAGTGAACCACTCCACATCATCAACGGTTCCTTGAACCTCAATCGTCGCTGTACCAACCGTTGTCGCTGTGGTGGAGGAACTAACGAGACTAAGTAGAAGCAATCCAACCGTTGATGAAATTGGGTTGTATGGATGCGTCGGACCGGTGATGCTGCCGTTAGTAGCAAAGTTACTTGTCTTAGGCAGGAGATACTTGACTTGCATATTTATTTACTCGCTAGGGTGTACTGAAAGAGGGCTGAAACGATTGCAGCAACGACTCCTGCTGCACCAATGATGTAAGAGCGTGATTGCTCTAGATGACGAACGCGATTATCTAACTCCTTTAGTTCCACTTGGGCAGCCTGACGCTGCTGTAGAAGCAGGTCGAGCTTTCCCTCAAGGCGGCCAATAGCAAGCATGACTTCATGGTCGAGTTGGGTATTCATGGGATGCCTTAGGAGACTCGGACGAGCATCCACCGATTACTCGCTTCCAAAAGACTTCTTTGCGGCCCAAGTGTGTCGGTCAATGTATATTGGGTAGTGCCGACCCCATCCATTTTTCTTGCTAACCAAGTGCCCATTCCTGCTGCAACACGAATCTGAGGATTGCTTCCTCCGCCACTTGCATACTCAACGATGAGGCTAGGTGAAGGGAAACACCAAAGACCGCCTAGACTGCCATTGATAAAGGTTGACCACCCTAACATTTGAACAGATCCGATTCCGGTCAACGATGGCGTATAGGGATTTGCCGCTGATTGTTCCCAAGTTGCATTACCGCTTCCATCACAGGTCAACACCTGTCCTGCCGCTGGGCTCCCCGAAGTAATCTTCAGTGGTCCATTGATAGTGATCTGATTGGGACTCGAAGTGGCACCCAAGGTCACCGGGGCAACCGTGGACATCGTTGCGTTTACCGTAAGAGCATCACCCGCTGCATCACCAACCGTTACATTCCCTTGGAATGTGTTGGCACCCGTAAAGGTGTTGGCTCCCGCAGCGGATACCGTGGGGATCGAAGTGTTCGCTAGTTGACCCGATACGAAACCAAGCCCGGCACCTAAGGAGATCTCAGTGACATTCGCAGCGGTAGCACCAACTGCTGGGTTCCCTAGTAGCCGGAGTCCCGTGGATACCTGCTGCATCTTTCCATAGGTGACCTTGTTGGCACCAATGGTTGGGGCCGGGTAGGAGCTGCTGAGATCACCAGTAGCGGGACCCAATGGAGCCGCACCGAGCACCTTGAGGGGTGAAGCGGCAGTACCAAGTCCAGATAGGCAGGACACAGGCAGATTGTTGATATCTGTTGTGGTGATAGTGACTGAACTCAGTTTCGTGGCAGCTACACCAGCAGCAGCGTCAGCCGCGTTCTGTGCATTGGTAGCCAAAGTGGAAGCAGCGGTGACTTGGCCTGTAAGGGTTGTAAGGGCACCTGTAGTGGCTGCACCAATGTTGGTAGCAGTTATGAGTACAGCACCTGTTTGAGCAACGGGTGCCGCTGCACCAATCTGGGTACTCACAGATGTAATAAGCGATGGTGCCCAACCTGCTTTACCAGTTGCATCAGAAGTAAGAACCTTACCGGCGGCGGGGCTCGTAGGGATCCGTAGTGTCCCCTTGACTAGGAGGTCATCGGTAAGAACGAGACCGAGCGTCATCCCTGCTTGAAAGTCCTGTGCAACTGAGAATGTCTTGGTACCCGTAATGGTCTGTGCCCCAGTCTTAGTGACAGCACCAAGGCCGTTTGCTGCTCCGTTGCCATCAGCGACAATATTGACTGCGCCTGTGAGGGCTGTTCCGCCGTTAACTGCAACAGAACTTACAGGAGCACTCGTTGGTGGTCCCCATGCCACAGTACCAACAGCACCATCTACTGCGGTGCAAGACATGACACTACCAACGCTAGGGGCTCCTGACCCACTGAACTTTAGGGTTCCTGTGATGGAGATTCCCGTACCAGCATTTTGTCCGATGGTCAGACCACCTGGACTGGAGAAACCTAGACCTGTTGTCAAGAGTCCTGAGAAGTATGCGTCACCATCAGCCTCGATGAATGAAGTGACACCACCTCCAGGTGCAACACCTTCCCAAACATGATCGTTGTTGTTGACCCGTTGTACCTTGACTAGACCCGCTGGCTCAATAGATACGCCGTTAGACCCGTTGGTTCCTACAGCAGTTCCCGATGATGTGACCGTAGGAGCTACTGTGAACTTCTTCGCAGCAGCTATTGTCTGCGTGGTATTGGTATCTACAGCATTTGTAACTTGGGCTGCTGTGTAATCATTCGTAGCAGGGGTGACATCACCAGCACGGCCATTGAAGAGGTTGACTCCAACAGCACCATTCAAGGTGGCTGACACTACACCAGTTGATGCGTTGATAGACAGACCACTGCCTATCTTGATAGCGCCGAGTACAGAGGCAGTCGCAATAGGCAGCGTTGCGTTCTGGTTGACGCTTACAACACCCGCAGTAACCGATAGACCGCTACCGACCTGCATGATGCCCTGCTGATTCACCGTAGCAACAGGGATAGTGTTGGCTGTGTATGCACCGAGACCCGCAGCAGTAATTGTCACGGCACCCGTAGCACCGTTTACATTAGACACACCCGCTGCCGTTGCGTTCTGCCATATGGCTTGGGTTCCATCACCGGAGGCCATCAGCACCATACCGTTGGTTCCACCGGGGATCTTCAGAGTACCCCCAACATAGATGTTGTCGTTGGAGTCTGTACCTAGAGTGACGTTATTGCTGAATATCTTCGCACCAGTAATAGTCTGATCTTCGCTGATACTCACAGCACCTAACTGACCCGCTGATATGGTGACCGCCCCATTGGTTCCGCTCAATCCATTGACCGATGTAATCCCGGAAGACGCTGCGGGCTGCCAAGCAGAAGTCCCATCAACACCTGTGCAAGTGAGCACCTTGCCAATAGGTTCATCACCATCTTGAAGGTTGAGCTTCAATGTGCCTGTGACATTTAAGACGGATGCAGACACATCACTACCAAGCCCTACGCTCCCTGTGAATGCCACGGGTCCCGCTACAGTCTGTGTTGCTCCCGTAGCACCCACGGCGATAGCACCAATGGATGCCGGTGTAATGACTACTGTTCCCGTAGATGACGCAGCAGCCTCTGATCCAAGCTTGATGCCATTGACAATGGATGACCACGCCACCGATCCATCATTCGTTGATGAAACAAGTGCTTTACCACTGACAGCAGATCCGGTGACCTTCAGCGGAGCGTTGATCTCCACAGCACCCGTAAATGTCTTCTGCCCATCAATGGTCTGAATGCTATCGGTGAGGACTACTGTTGCAGGGAGAGAACCAGCGTTAATGGTTGTTTCTTCCCAGTGGACATCACCGGATGTACCGTTTGCACCAAGGACATACTGCTTACCTCCTGGAGTCTTGTCAGCAATGATGTCGAGACCCTGCGTGAACTTGAAGAATCCTTCAGGAGCAATAGTCGTAGTTCCCGTGAATGTCTTGGATCCCGTAATGGTCTCAGCGAAGTTAATGCTGACCCCTGCTCCACCCTGGTCGAGGAACTGATCCGAGGATTCCTGAGAGACATACAGGGAGTTCAGCTGCGACATATCCAGGTCTGATGCAGTCAGCACATCACCATCGGTAAAGTTGATCACACGGTCAGCCTCACGCGCCGGTGTGAATCGACGGAGCATTACATTGCCTGGTGTGGAACCATCTGGGGCAACATCGATGTGGACATAGGTTGCACCGTTGATGGTCACGAAAGACCAGCCACTCGATATCTCTGTCTGATTCACATACACCCGTACATGACTAGGGTCGAGCGGTGCTCCCCCATAGAAGGTCACCAAGAAATCATTGGTGCCACCGTTGCCTGAGTAGAAAGTACGGGCGTAGTAGGTCAGTTCATAGAATGCTGGCATCAGTTTCCTCGGTAAAGATTGGCTTTGACATCACGGGCATGAGCCATGGCTTGGGCTAGTTCAGGCGACTCTTTGATCAACTTCTCAAGGGCAACCCGACGGTAGTCAGATACCTGCCCTCGGATGAGCGATGTGCGGGGACTCGTGATCCCATCGGTACCCATTTCAGGGAGACCCTTGAAGAACGGTGATGAGATCACGGAGCGCAGTTGGTCACGCACAGTCTTCCCACCGATCTTCACTTGACCCGTGAGTTCCCCATAGCGGTCATAGGCAGACTGACCGTTCTTCAACTTGATCTGCTTGAGATCGATGTTGCCTGGGAGGGTTCGACGGGCTCCACCTACTGAGATCAAGGAATCCGATAGAGCACGGTTCACAGGATCCTTGGTTGCCCGGGTGCCAGTAACGGGGAACAGAATAGACCATGGGCTCTCGGTGCCTTGCAGTGGTTCCCCAAGAGCATTACGGGTCTTATCAACGGAGTTCCCCGTGAACGGTAGACGAGCCAAGATGGCATCGACTGCGTTACGGGTTTCATAGATGGTGCTGTCGGTAAAGGTTGCCTCAGTCTGTGCCAAGGCGTTCGGTACAACTGCTCCTGCAAACTGACGCATCATCTTGTTTGCAGCAGCCTCATCACCCATGGCCGCTGACATAGCCGTAGTCAATCCACGCAGGTATGACTTGGAAGTCACATTGTTAGCGATAGACATGATGGCAGCCTTAGAGACACCCATGATGATCCCGTTGTCCTCAGGGGTTGGGTCATAGGTGCTGCGGCTGATGTCCACAGTGTCCGCGACGATTCCAAGGAAGGTGGCTACTGGGTCATTGCGTCCAAAGGAGACATACACGCCTCCCACCTTGATGGCATAGGGTTGCCAACCGGATGCAAGGAGTTGCTTTCGGATGTCGGGATCTACAGGACCCTTGCCGGTGATCATGCCACTAGCGGCTAGACCGATGCCTGTGGTGTACAGGACAGTTCCGGTAGCCAATCGCCCTGCTGCCTGAGCTGCTGCCTTCTTATCACCAGCCTTGGCTGCTTGCACCCAAGCGAGACTCTGCCCGATGGGGTTACGGTCTGTAACGAAGGCGAGTAGGTTCGTAGGGGTCTTGATGAACGGAACAATCAGTTGCAGTTCAGGTACATGACCGACTGCTGTTGAGAACGCCTTACCGATGTTGCCTACGAGTCGTGAGCCGAAGGGTGCTGCTTCATCAGCGATATCGGTGTAGTCACGCTTCCAAGTCTGTTCCTTGACGCGACGCTCGATTTCCCCTGAGACACGCTGAAGGACTCGATAGTCCTCACCGGCGGCCTGTTGCATATTGCCACCAACGGGAGCCATGTCGCTATCGATATAGGCATCCCAGTTCTGATCGACATACCGTTGGACTTCAGGGATGAACAGAGGATTTGCCTTTGCCTTGGCACCCGAGGCATCCAAGGCAGACATGACGGACTTTCGTTCAGCCTCATTAGCGATTGCCTTGATGGCATCTCGATCAACCTTGCCAGCCTTGATGGATGCGTTGTAGAGGCGACTGACCTCGGTGACCACTGCTGGGTCAGATACAGGTTTCCCTAGGCGATCAGCAACCACGGTACCGAGGGTTTCCCGGAAAGCACCAGGCAGGTACTTATCCCGAGCCTGACGGAACCCACGCTCTTCTACAGTCTTACGGGTGTACAGCTGACCATCAATGAAGAGAAGATCACGGAGCCTCGATACCTCTGCTGATACCGCAGCATGAGTGAGGGGCTTGCCCATGCGCTTCGCTACTTCAGCACGGATAACCGTATCGGCTTCTGAGCGGGCGACAAGGGTCATGAAGAACTCATCGGAAAAACCGAGGGCTCTCATGGGAGCGTTGACGAATTGACCAAACCAATCCATTGCAGCACCGGCTGGTGTGCGTTGGACTGCGCCGGTGACCTTGTCCACCTCGTTAAGCCAAGTAACACCCTTGGAGCCAATACGCCTACCAGGTACAAACTCATCACCGTATTGTTGGTTTCCTCGACCGAGAACGAAGGAGTCACCTTCTTCTGACGCGGAGATCTTGAGAGCCTGAAAGGCATCCGTAGTCTGTGACCAGTACCGCGTGAATACCGATAGTTCATTCGCTGCGCCCGCTGCATCACCTGACAATGCTTTGCCAGCAGCCCGCTCAAGAGGCATTGCCAACATCTGCAAGCCGTTCCAGGCATTGACTGCAAGGGTCTTTGGTCCCGAAAGGATCGAGTTACGGAACATCTCAACCGTTACACGCATTCCACTTCGATAGGAACCTTCGGTAAGCAGCGTTGCAGCACGGCGGCCTGTTGATGGATCCCGAAGGAGCAATTCGAGGGCATCACCAAACATCTCCATACGCACCCGCTGGTCAGCCGGTGAGAGTGCATTGAAGCCCTTGGAGATCGTGTCCATATCCCCGAATGCTTGAACCATTTGGAGGTTCTTACCGAGGTAAGACTTGATCGTACGGGTGGATCCGGAGACCACAGTGAATGCCTTGAGGAACGCCTCAGCATCTGCACCGGGAGAACGGATGGCTTGGAGGGCGTTATGTCGTGTTGCTGCTTCGAGACCAAGGATGAATGGCAACTGTCGGTAAAGCTCCTGTGCCGTTACGACACCACGCTTCATTAGTTGCACCATCTCTTCACCGTTGATCTGACCAGTCTCAGCGGCAGCCTTGAGGAAACCCATGGCTTGCATACGGTGTGCTTCGTTGGAAGCAGATCCTGCCTTGCCAAAGAGTTCAGGGTTCTTATCGAATTGACGGAGGGCGACAATCACCTCTTCGTACATATTGGCAGTAGGTGGACCAGGCTTTACCCCGGGCTTCCCTGGGATCTTCCCAAGGATTGGGTTTAGGTTGATGAGACCCTTCTTCTGTAGTTCATCGATACGGGCAGCAATCGCAGTAGTGTCTGCCCCACTTGCCACCAAGTCGTGGAGTTCCTTGACTGAAGGAGCATCAGTAACGACAGTCCGCATCTGAGCAACACTTGGTGCTTTACGAGCAGTATCTACACCCGCTACTGGCTTCAGTGGATCAGTAGGGTCAATGACTGCTGATGCTGTTGGATCAACAGTTGGTGCCACAGCGTCAGCCACAGGAGCAGCCTCAGGCTTTGCCGTCATGGCTTCATCTTCAGCCCGGGCAGCAGCATCCACAGACTCCTTTAGATCCTTACCGGCCACCTTCATGGCACCTTCCACAGCCTCCTCTTCAGACTTGCCAGCAGCCCGCAGACGCTTCATCTCCTTGACAGCCTTCATGGATCCTTTGATTCCCGCGATGACTCCCTCAAAGGCACCACCAATGATGCCACCCTCAAGGGCGTTCTTTAGGCGACCTTCGAGTTCCGAATCATTCATGTCGGTAGCCATGAACTGCGTGAAGGCGTTATTCAGTGCAGGGTTGTCCGCTTGCACTAGGAGATCAGAGAGGCGACCTGCATTGCCCTCGAAGGCAGCGAAGTCCGTAACGGCACCCTTGACAAAGGTTCCTCGGATAGCAGCCGCAGTACCACCCCCTGCTCCACCCAACCAACCGGCGGTGGCACCTACAGCACCAGGGATCTTTGAGGCTGCCCCAAGGACACCCCCGGCCGCGAGGAACCCGGTGGCTACCTGCGAGATACCTGACACAATGGAACCAGACCATGATGTGCTAGTGCCTAGTGGGTTCGTGTGCCAATCTGGGAGCAGATCCATGGTTGCCCAATCGGCAAGGTTGTAGACACCCTTGGCAGCATCGATGGCACCCCGGGGGACAGCCTTGATGGTGTCGTAGGTATCCCAAATGGGCTTCGATGGTTCCGCTGCTGGATCAGTAGGTTCCCCGAGATCCGTGGGCATCTGAGGAGATACCTGACCGTTGACGATGGCACTGAGCTCATCCTCGTTGAAGTATCTACTATTTGGTGTTGTTGGCATTGATTATTTCAGATAGGGGTATGGAATGGACATTGCCCTTCGATAGCGGACAAGCTCTGCCTGACGGGCTACGAAGGGTGCGCGGAGTGCTTCTGTGAGCCCAAGCGAATCCATAACCTTGTTGGTTAGTTCCGGATTACGAAGTTCATCTTCACTACGGAACATGGGAACAGCGAATGCGTAATCAACTGCTGCTTCTTTGTTGGGGAGAACAACACCGAAGACAGGGACACCGTCAGCGGTCTCGTTCGCAATGACCTCTTGGGCTGAGAGACCAATAGCAACTGAACGCTTTATTCGTCCATATTGCTGTAGGACAAGATCCGGTGTGTATTCCCTAGTGCTAGTGAATGGACCGAAAATTACACGGTTGACTCCCACTTTCCCTTCCGTTTTAGCGACACGCCACATATCACCCAATGTTTGTAGGTTCTTCTTTGGATTAACCCGCATACCTAAGCCATTGGCAATATCAGAAAGTGAATCAATCTCACCCTGGACAACTTGCAGGAAAGCCTGATCTCGTTGTCCTAAGTCACTACCAGCAGCAGCAGCAGCAGCGAATGCATCAGTGACTGTCATCTTTTGGTTGACTGCCACTTCCTCAATGAAGGCCTCGCGTGGGTCTACGACTTTAGCCTTTCCAAGGGTCACCCCGGAATCAGTAGCAGCCTTCATGCCACGCATAGCCTGGTTCTGCTCCTTGACCCTACCGTCGTAGTAGCCATCAAGAATCCCCACGACTGCGCGGTTGGCAACCTCAACACCCGAGGCAGCCTTGAGATCCCGGTAGGTCATCCCTGAGGTTGCATCGAGTACATCACCACGCACGAATGCTTTAACGCGTTCGTTAGCACCCGCTCTCCACTCAGTCTCAAGATCATTTGCTTCATCCATCTTGGACGGAGGCAGGATTGGTTGCCCACTGGCATTCCTGCCGGTAGCCATGTCAGCATCGACATAACTCTGAAGGATCTTTGCGGTGATTCCCTTGCCATTCTGTTGGACATAGGCCGTAGTAGCACCACGCACCACACCAATATTCTCTTGCCAGTGCCTATCAAGCATCATCTGGCTTTGGATAGGTAGTTTGGTCATGCGGTCACGGAGTAGTCCGCGATCAGGGATTGATCCATCGTCAATTGCATCCATGATGTCCCGAGTTTCTGCATCAGAAGCAGCGTTTCTCTGCACACCAACGGCAGCAAACAGCGGGCTCAACTTAAGTTGGATTGCTGAACGCAACCCATCACGGACATCAGGCTTCATATCCGGATTCTTAGTTACATATTCATCGAGGAGCTTCTCTGTGATCTGCTGCGCCTGTTCAGCATTGCCAGCCATAATGGCTGCACTGACCTTCTCATTCCAACCGAGGGCATAGATCCCACGGACACCCTGTTGGATGTTCTGGTCAAAGACCCGTTCATTCCGGGTTGCCTCAGCAGCAATCTCGTTGAGCCGCTGATCCTTGATGGTCAGTAGGTTTGAATAGAAGGCAGGGTTCTGATTGATCTGAGCCTTACCGAAGGACAACTTGCCCATGGCTGACATCATGGTCTCCACTTCAGCCTCATCCTTGGTCTGCGAGATCGCGGTCTCAAAGCCACCCAGGAGAACCTTACGAGCAATCAGCGGATCCGTAGTGGTCAAGTGGATACTGTCCACCATCTGCTGCATGGCTACACCCACGGAACCCTTAGAGTCCCATTCATAGCCACTGGCACCGGCGGTACGAAGAGCCTCAGCGATACCGTTCTGAGTCTGCTCAACAGCAATGAACTCTTGACGCTTCAGCATCTCCGCTTGGAACTTACTGCTGAACTCAGCGTTGGCTTCTTGGGCAACCGAGGCAAACCCAGCAGCACCATAGATGTCTGATGTGAAGGCATCCATGCCTACCTTCTCGGCGGCCTGTTTGGCGATCTCAGAGAATGGGACAGGGTTCGCAGGGTCTGTGGCAGATGCTGAGAGTGACGCTAAGGCGTTCCTGTACTGGAGGCCACCGGATCGCCCAAAGTTCTTACGGGCTTCCATGAGGAAGAAGGGGTTCGCTGAATCAGGAGCATTGTTCTTGACAACGGCTTCCTTGAAGGCGCGGTTGAGGGCGAACTGACGCTCCTGTGGGGTAGCGTTGGGATCTACATTGAGATCAACCTGGGAGAAGTCAACAGAGGCTCCTTGGATCGCAAGGTTCCGCTTGTCCTCCTCAGCAGCCCGCGCAAGCATTCCTTGGAGTGATGGGGAGAACCCTGAGAGAGCCTCACCCAATTGCTGTAGGGAGTTACCACGGAGTTGTTGCCCAGGTGCCGGGGTGACATTGAGGTTTACCGGCGAGGCTGAAGGTTGAATAGCGACCTGCGTGAGGTCACGGGGTGTAAGGGATGTTGCCATAGTTAGTACCACCCTCGGCTAACCATGCGGACGGAGGTGGGCATGGAACCCATGAAAGCCTCGCGTCGAGCAAGCGTTGAGTAGTTGGCTGAAGGTGCACTACCTGTACCGAAGCCCATCCGATCTATATTGCCATAAGTATTCACAGCACCGAGGACACCTCCACCAACCTGAAGAGCAGGAACAAAGGGACTTGGTTCAGTAGTCGTTGGGTAGGAACGGATCATGGTTCCATCGGCTTGCCCCTGCATACCGAGTTGTTCAATCATCAGTTGGCGACTACGGAAGTCGTAGTTGAGGTTGACATTGGCGATGGATTCATTCTGTTGACGGGTGAACTCGTTCATCAACATATTGACGGAGTTGCCCTGGATACCTGCTTCACCCGTAGTGGTACGAATGGAACCAAAGGCAGTCTCAGCTTCCTGACGGATCTGCTGTACCTGTTGAGCCTTACTGATCTGCTCCTCACGCTGACGGACACCGACCTGCTGATATTGGAGTTGCAGGTTCTCTTGGGCAAGACGCTGCCCTTCTTCGTACTGGTACTTCTGTGAGTCAGCCGCTTGCTTCTGACCGGCATAGGACACACCGGCACTCGCTGCTGTTGCTGCCACCGATAGCACTGCCATGGTTCCAGCAGCAGCTGCCGCTGCCTCTGATGCTCCAAGAGCAATACCAATGGGTGCTAGGAATGGAATACACATGAGTTAGATAGCCTTTCGGTAGTAACCGATTCGTTGATTGTTGTGAGTAGCGATATTGGTGAGAGTGAATCCCACCCATACCAGCCAATCTGTATGTTTCGTGTTTCGCATATCGACCCAGTTTCCTACTCCGGAAACACCGGGCAAACTGGAAACAGGCGCAATGATGTGGTTCACCCACAGCCGACTCTGCCGCAGGAATGCCATAGGAAATGTGAAGAGCTCTTCAGTCCCTAGAAGCCAGACGGTGCCGGTGGGCGTGATCCCGAACATGGCCGTAGGGTTCCCTGTTTCCCCGATGACGGTGAGGCACTGCAACGAATGCGCCAGACCCTCCCGCAGAGAACACAGCGGATCAACCCCCCACAAGTCGCACTCTTGTCTGTCAGCCTCACGCAGAGCTCCTGCGATCCGAGCACAATCGGCTTCTTTCGAGGGACGCACATGGGGGGTCATATAGTCCTGTTACGGGTTGAGTAGTTCGCCTCAAAGGAGGCACTTTGGATCCGACATGGAAGATGAGATGTGCTGACTACAGATACCTTGGCATCAGCAGCGCGGCAGTGAACAGGGAACCTGAACGAGTCTGTGACTAGATTCGGAGTATTGGCAAGCAGACTGCCACCGAGTACTGACCCATCGAATGTGTAGGAGAATGGGGTTCGATACTTAGGGGTGACTTCAACCTTGAAGTTCCCTGTTTCCTCGAACGATAGAACTCCATAGGTGAGTTGCAAGCGGCCATCAATGATGGGCTTATCCTGGTTCCGTGCATACTGCTTCGAGAATGTCCAACGCATTTCGTATGGAACACCCACCCAAGCAACGGTTCCAACGAGATTCGCAAGGACAACTACCTCAGTGCTAGTGACCTGAATAGGCTGATACTTGATCCCGTTGGCTACCACTACGGGGCTATAGGCACTCAGGTTTAAGTTAGTTGAGTAGAGGAACTTAGTGGTTCCATAGACTGTTCCCGCAACTCCTGTGGCAACTGCGCGACGGTCGAGGTGGACACCCCAAGTTAACCCTGGGTCTGTGAAGCGTCCTTCAAACTCCACCTTCTCCAAGAAGGTTTCGGTACCACGGGTAACCACCATGTACAGGATGTGGTCGTACCAGTGCATACCTGCGACTACTGCATCAGCACCGAGATCCCATTTGCTCCAGGCTGATTGGATCTTCTCGCTGCCGTTTACGAACCACTTATGGTTGTAGAGGCCGGTAGATGTACGGAGGAATGCCGTACTGTCATGGGTGCTCACAGCGATCTGTTGAGGTACCCCTGCAATGTAAGCAGGGATGTTGGCAGTGATATCGAGTCCGTCATACTTCTCATCGACTGAGATACGCACATACTCACGGACACCCACATTCTGTCCCTTGCTCTGGATGAACAAGAGTGATCTGCCCGTAGGTTGTGGCTTACAGACTGAGGAGAAGTTCTCGAAGTCTGTGGTCTGAACGATCTCCACAGTCTCAGGGGTCAGGTTGGTATCCGCACCGGAACCTAAGGAGAACTGAGTGGTATCCGTGAAGAGGATCAAGCGTTCATCCCAACCGACTGCTGCTCGTAACGAAGATACCTGAGAGTGTGCTACCGATACATCAATGGGATCTGAATCAATGATCTGCGTTGATGTTGTACGCCAGAAGCCAAAATAGTTCCCCGCCTCACTCATGACCACCTTGTTGTCCGCGAGAAAACCAAGGCGATTCCTGTAGAGGAACATATCGTTGATCTTGCGTCCAACGAATGACGGAGGGGCTGCTGTTACAGCATCACCTACCAGGCGGAGATCCCATGTGGGTTTGTAGCATCCAAAGTTGCCATCTGACCTTCTTACAAGGACATAAGGCAGCGTGGCATCTGAGAGTGTCGTAGTAACACCGAAGCCAACAGACTCTTCCCAACGGCCTGAGCCGGTGATCCCATCGTTAGCGATGAAGATCCCGTAGTAGTCGCTCGTAGATGGATCTTCAATGTCAGCACCAATGGCTATCTTGAAGTCGTGAGGAGCCGCTAGGGGTAGATCGGATATACGGGCTACCTTGCCCTTGGCAACAGACATGATGGTTCCACCGGCAGAATCAGATGTCTTGACGGTGAATGTCCGAGCAAGACCAGTTTGATCCTGAGTAAGGACGATGGTGGATCCTGTGATAGTTGCTGTTACATAGTGAGTAGCAGTTCCTCCGTTAATCAGGGTCACCAAGGCAGCAGCAATAGTTTCCGTATCAGCGGTAGGGGCTGCGGCAGTTGTCGTATGGGTGTATGGATAATCAGTAGTCAAATACCGAATCGTTACCGTGTACTTAGTTGAGTAGGAAGCCTGGATGATGGCTACAAGAGCCTTCTGTTCCGCCACCCCAGTTGTTGTACCTGCCATTGCCACAGTCGTAGTGGTGTTCAGTAAGAAGGTGTAGTCAGCAACAGTGAGTGCCCGTAGGTTCGCAGGGGTGCTGAGGTAACCAGAACCAGGGAGCGTGAAGGCGGTGAAGCCGGTGCTATCCGTATAGACAGGCTTCTCTACACCAGCAAGCGTAAATACCTTCAAAGTAGTTGAGGTTCCGCGCACCACATACCGCTCAACCGAGTCACGATTGATGAAGTGGATGAACGGGGCTGTTGCTTGTGTATCCGACAACCGTGCAATGTGGTTCGTTGGTGGCCGCTTAGTTAGCCCCTCGGTCAACGAAGGGTAGGCATTGGTCTGCTCCTCAAGCTGTGAGGGCAACCGCATCTGAGGGGGCTGCTGAGAGACCCCTTGAATCAGGTTGGGGATCTGGAGCGAGATTAAGCTCACGCCCACCTCCGGAGGTTCGATGAGATATCTGCATTGTTGAAGATGTTGAGGTCTGCTTGCTCAGATTCAAACTCACGAAGAGTCATCCAAGCCTGAACCTCATCACGCTCCGTAAAGGCAACACCCTTCTCACTCCCAACCAACCGGGCTACCAAGGTGCGCCCTGCTCTGATCATTGCGTACCTGCGGGCTGACTCAGGCATATCGTCCCATTCCAGGAGGATGACTACTTCTAGTTCATCCATGTCAGTCGTGAAGACATCCGTGGAGTCCTCACGGTTGTAGAGGAAACTACCTTTCTTAGCCACATCCTTAGTCGCATGGTCAACACGAACCCAAGCAGCGGGTACCGCAATCTTGCCATTGACATTCTTAGTCAGAGTCTGCTTGGTTAACTTGTTCCAAGACCACTCGCGGCTGCAAAGGTCTCGGCAGACTTCATCGAGGATGTTGATGGACATACTCACATCAGCCGTAGCAGTTGCTTCAAGCGAAGACACCGGGGATTCCCCGATGCAGGACAGCATCGTGTTGATCGCAGAGATCTTCGTTGTTTCAGTGAGTGCCATGGGGTTCTCGATGGTTTCTTAGGGGATCAAACAGAATCCCCCTGCACCTATTTCTAGATGCAGGGGGGATAAAGGGGTCAAACGGGATTAGGACGCAGTAGCAAGACCAATGGCGCACTCAGGACGCAGAACTCCGAAGCCAGCCATCATCTTCGAGACAACCAAGGTGCCCTGGTACTCGATCTTGCGCTCCATCTCAGTCGTGACATCGAACTTCTTGACGCAACCAATGGCATCAGCGTGTCCACAGATACCCCAGGCCAATGCCATGGAGTAGGTACCACCAGCAGTACCGCCGTAGCCAGTGCCGTTAGCACCGTACACATCGGTAACAGCATTTGCGTTTGCGAACAAGGTGGTGTTGGCAATCAGCGACTCGCGTGGGAACAGGTTCGACTTGTACACCTTGAAACCAGCCACCTCAACGGTAGCAGCGGTACCCTTGGTGACATCACCAACTCCACTACCAAAGTCCTTACTGAACCGGAAGTTTGAGGCAAGAGTTGTTGGTGAAGCCAGGATTGCCTGATACTGTTCAGGACGAACAATGCAGAAGCGGCCTTCCATCGGCACATCCTTGTTATCAAGGGCCAGTTGAGCCTTGAAGAGCGTATCAACGATTTCAGTTCCCGATGGGTTCGTTGCAGTTGCGCTAGTGATGACTTCCCCAGCCAATGCCGTACCGTTAGCAGAAGTAGCACCCGTAATAGCAACGGGAGTGTTTGCTGCTGACCAGAAGGTGGACATTGCAAAGCGGTCATAGGCATACGCAAGCGCACGACCAAGTTCCGTTGCAATCGGTGAACGAACATCCCAATGGTTGATCAGTTCATCAACATCATTGATGAGCGTGTTCGCGGTCAACATATTGTCGAGCGTAAGGATGCGCTCGGCGTACTTGAAGTTCGTCAGGTAACCCGAAGCAGCTTCAAGAATGTTGTCGCCTGGGGTATGCCACTTCGCAGTAGCAGCACCGTACAGTGGGAAGGATGCAGACTTGCCGGTAGCAATGCTGCGGGTACGAACGAGATCCTTCATCACACACTTGGTCTCGTATTGGGAGATGATTTCTCCCGAAAACACTTTAAGGAAAAGTTCGCGCTTATCAGCACTTGAGTTGTTGGAACCAAGACGGTTCCCTGTAAAGTTAAATTCGCCAGTCATAATAGTTTTTCTTTCTCAAAACATGACAAAGCAGGATTGTTGGTAGTCCTTTGATTACGGTGCAACACCTGAGCTGGTACCCAACGCATTGGGCAGCCCCGTGTCTGCATCATCTTCTGGGAGTGTGGCCACCCAGGCTCCTGCTGGAAGCCTGACGCGACCATTTGATTTCACCTTAGTTCCATCCTTCAGCACCACATACACACGGGCATCGACTGACTCTGCAAGTTGAACCGGGGTACCCTCAGGTACCAGGATCACGTTGCTTGAGCAGCCAAGCACGAATATGAGCCCGAAAGTGGCGACGTTTGTCACCAGCACCCGGGTCAGCGTCTTGGGCATAGGTTGGTTCTTTGGCTAATTTGGTGAAGTAATTGAGTAGTGCCTCAAGGAGTGGTTTGAGCCACCCCCACATTAGGCAACCTTCTTCGAGGCATCCTTTGCGAGGATCAGTCCAACACCGGCGGTGATAGCGGCGATTGTTGCCCCGATATCCATGGCAGTCGTTGGGTCACCATCGAAGAATGAAGTGAGTGCGGATCCGATGGCAACAACGATTGCAGCGATGCCGCAAACAGTAGTGTTTCGATTTGACATATTTATCCTTGTTGGAAGTTGGAAGCACCCATACGCAAGGACACCTCGCGCCGGAATGCTGGATCAGTTTGATAGCGGGGATCAGTCATAGCAGTAACCATCTCATGCTTCGAGCGGAACCCAATCTGAGTACCCGTTGCTTTCCCATCGACCCGCGCAGGGCTCCGGTTCTGAGCATCGAATTGTGCCTTGAGGGTCTTGATGGCAAACGAGGCAGACTTCATGTTGCCTGAGCCCATGATCACATTGAACGCCTCTTGGTCATCTGCTGACAGGTTCTTCCCTGCCCAATCGATGACCTCGTTGAAGCCTTCACGGCCACCTACGACTGCATAGACACCTTCGGCTTGCTTATCAGCGACTGCCTTCTGACCTTCGATATAGGCATCTACAACACCCTTACCGAGACCAAGGGACTGAAGCTTGGCATAGGAGTCCTCGGACAGGTTGCCCTGGTTACGGAACTCCGATACGAAGCCATCGAGTGCCTCGGTACCAATGACCTTGGCAGCAGATGCTTCATCAGCAACTGGCTCAGTCTTTGGATCCTTGGCACCCAACTTCGCCTGTAGTTCAAGGTAAGCCTTCTCTAACTCAGCGGCATCTTTGAACTTCCCGGCAAGAGGGGCGGGTGCTTCAGCGGACGCAGGGGATCCCGAAGGAGACTCCGCTACCTGCCCAAAGTCACCCGCTGGCACATTGGCCTCTGCCTCTGCACGGGCGGTCTCATCAAACCGTGCAGCGTAAGCCGCATCGTTGGGACCTTGTGATGGATTAATCTCGAATACTGGTGTCGCCTCAGCCATTTTGTGTCATTGCTCCTGGTTGCATCTGTTGTCCCTGTTGCATCTGTGCTTGCATCAACTTCGCACCACCTTGTACAACACTGGGACCGAGTTTCTCAATACTTGCTTGTTGCTGTGCCTGTTCGGTTTCCTGTTGGATCTGCTCTTGGCTCTTAACGAGTCCATTGAGGTCGAGTCCAAGTGCACTTGCTCTCTTCGTGAGATACCCCTGCACATTGAGGTATTGAGCGAGTGCCTGTGGTCCAAGGCTGTCCTTGACACCCACAACAAACGCATCGAGTTTCTGTAGATCCTGTCCACGACCAAGGGCATCAAGGCCGGTGACGATGACGGGACGCACCATGCCCTTAGGCATCTTGCGGAGTTTCTTCTTACGCAGCATCTGACCCATGACAATGAGGACGAGGGGCTGCGACAGTTCTTCGCTGAGGGTTGCGAACACACCACCCAAGGATGACTCCAGCTCTGAGATCATTGCGCGGACTTCAGTAGCAGTCACACGCTCTCCCCCACGCTGTACCGCAGTGTTCAGTAGGAACGCATATCCGAGGCGATCCTTAATCCCATCCATAGTGTCAAGGGCAACCCGGAAGTCCTGGTACTTCTCGACCTGAAGAACACTCACATCGTCTGCAATGCCCTCACGGATAGCACCGTTAGGAGCATCCTGTAGGGTTCGAGCCTGTGTGAGACCATTGGGGTTCACAAGGAACAGCATTCGTGATGCTGCCATGGAAGCCTCAACGATGCTGCGGGTCAGACCTTCAAGGCTGATCAGGTCACCGAGGTACTCCTCAACGAGACCGCGACCATAGTCCTCGTCCGATACACGGTTCCACCTGAGGACAACATAGGGCAGATCTTCAGCAGCGTAGGTAGAGCGCGAGTCTGCTACCTCGATACCGGCTACCTCTTGCCAGACATCAAACTTGCCTGATTCATTACGGCAAGCAATGGTGTAGACATCGACTTCACGGGCGACATCACCTGATTCCATGTAGACAGCAGCACGGATCTCAGGGGATAGTACGGAGAGATCAGACACTTCTTTCGTGACGATGTGGATGATGTTGTCTGAGGGATCCCGTTCAACGACATAACTCTCAAGCCCACGGAACCGCCACTTACCCTTAGGGGTCAGTTCGATCAAACCGTTGCCTGAGATCAGGAGGTGGCGCATGGCCTCATACATGATGGGTCGAGTCTGCATTGACTCGATTTCATCCATGATCTCCTTCTCCATCTCGCTGAAGGCATAGTCAAGTTCACCCAGGAGATCAGCGGACTCAGCAGCCCGGAGGGTTTCCCGGTTGATGGTGAAGCGGAAGAAGGGGGTATTCGGGGGGAGCAGCGAGAGCAGCAGTTTGGCTGCTAGGTTGTTGACCCCTCGGGCTCCAAGGCTGTTGTAGGGGGTAGGGAGTGCCGAGGCAGATCCTGTACCGGCGGCTGGATACATATATGGCAGCGTCAGTTCAGAGCACTTACGCGCCCGAAGGACATAGGAGGAACGCTCCCCATCCAAACGGTTCCACTTCTCCTTAGCCGAGTAGTCCATCATTTAGTAAGCCCCAGGGATGTTGGCACCGGATCCACTGTTCACCGACGGGCTCAAGGGGATCGTCAGGAGATCCAACCCGAAACCACCGGGCTTGCGCTTTGCCATGGTTGCTGCCGTAGCCTTGAAGGATTCAGCCATCTTGACGGGTGGCGGTGGCGGTGGTGGTGATGGTCTTGGCTTCGGGATCGAGGGCATACACATGGTTATTTTTCCTGTTGTTCTTTGAGCTTTAGTTCGAGGAATTGGATCACTGACCAACTCCCAAGGCGATGCCAGATAGCGCGGTCTTGATCATCCAACCGAGGGATGGGTAGAGGGAACCGCGCCTTCAAGGCAACGATCAATTGGGGATTGATTAGCGGGATTTCAGTATCCTTCATTCCATAGGTACCAATCCAGGCAGGATGACCTCGCCGGTGTCGTTCAATTCCATGGGCAAAGTGTTCTCCCGGATCCGGTTGAGAGTCCATTGGTAAGCCGCAAGGTTCCAACGGGCAGCCTGTAGATGGGGCTCATCCCGGTGACCAATCATGTACTTGGTCAGATGCCGTAGGCCTGAGTCGAGGTAGCGCGATAGGGGCTGCCCCTTCTCCCAGTTGCGATCCCCATACTTCTTCGCACCCAACTCCATGTACCGGGCATCTGCTTCGATGATCTCCCAAGGAAGTAGATCGAACCTGCCCTTTCCCTCCCGTGTATCCCGGCGGCTACCTGTGTTCCACTCCTGCCGCTTACCACTGTCCTTCAGGCTGATCCCTGCGATTTGATGATCACTCATTCGACCACCGAGTGCTTTCCGTAGTGGACAATCTTGGGTGCCTTAGGCTCAACACGGATGTCATCACCACACCCAAGGTTCACCAAGCGAACCTCAAGCTCACGGATCCGAGCGAACTGCTTCTTCTCTTTCTCCATGTAGTAGTCGAGTTCAGCCAGGGTGTCGGACAGTAGGTTGTCTGAGATAATCCCGTACTTGCGGCTTGCCTCTAAACGCTCTATCAATGTTTGCTTCTTTGCCATTGCAGATCCTTTTAGTAATCGGGTGAACCGTCGATGATGAAGAACAAGAGAGCACTACAGGCCGCTAAGATCACGGTGATGCATCCAAAGGCAAGGACAAAGTCAAGCATGGCTTGGCTCCCATAGGCGGACGCGACCCGTCTTCTTGACATAGTCACCCTTGCGAAGGATGTAAGCACACCGGGCTTGTGTGATGGCTACTGATGCTGAGAGCCCTGCTTTCGCATAGGTCTCCACGACACCTGCCCAGCCACCCTCATCAACGATCTTCTCTGCCCGCACTGGACCAATGCCTGGGCACCCTGGGTACCCATCGACTCTGTCGCCGGTGAGCGTTTGGATCAGATGGGTTCTGTTGGCATCAGCAGGGGTAACTGTGATCACACCGGCATCAGGGTTGTTGGGGTTGAACCAACGACCGGGGATGGTCTTCATGTCCTTATCAGCGGAGACAATGATGGACTTGGTCTTGCCTGTGGCGTAGATGCCCATGACATCATCAGCCTCAAGGTTCTTCCAGGTCTGGCACGGCCAACACTCATTGATGTAAGCGCGAAGCTCCACGAAGCAGATGGGCTTACGGGTTGCCTTACGATTTGATTTGTACTCCGGGTACACACCCTTTCGGAAGTTCATGGCATCCGTAAAGCACACGGTGTAGGAGTCGCCCCCAAGTTTCTCAACGAACTCCACGATGTCTACATCAACCCGACTCTTAGCCTCAGCGAAGTCTGAGTGGAGCGTGAAGAAGTCATCACCCCAGTTGATCACCTTCTCTACCGAGGCGGCTGCTGTGTATGCGAGGATGTCACCATCGATAACAATATGTGTCTTCATTGCTCGTCCCTACCATCTCGCTCTTCAGCATTCGTAATCATGTTCCGCACTCGCATTGAGAGCATCTCAGTCATCCCAAGCATCTCGGGAGCACTCCCGTTGGTTTCCATAACGATTGCATAGGTGGTCTTGGATCTGTTCTGGTACCCAAAGAACACGAAGCAATCCATGCGCTTATCGATCTCTTCGAGTAGTTCTGTGGTGCTTGCAAGTTCAAGGTCTTTCATACAGATTCCTTTCCGTAATCAATTCGCTTCAGTGACTTGATGCGCTGTATCAGTTGCTTCCGTTGCTCTGACCCTGGAGGCCAAGTGCGGATCTGTGTCATCAAGGATGCTTGTGTTCGCTTCTCGATGAGGTAAGGGGAGACCATCAGGGCAGCATTGATTGCGTTGTCTCCATCAACGACCCACTCCCAGGCTGTACGGGCGTTGGGGTTGGTGGTGGACTTGCGGCGGATGCTTCCGCCCCATTCCTTCTTGAGCGCAGCGAGTACCCCTGGAAATGTGTTCGAGACACATAAGCGCGCATTGCCCTTGCGGTAGAGCGCAAAGGATCCTTCACCATCGATATAGCCAGCCAGATAAGCAATCCAGTTGCTCCTTTCAATGAGTCTCGGCCCATGTAGCCCCGGTACGGAACTCACCATCAAGGGCACACCGGAAGCCAAGGGTTTCCCCTGCTGACTTGATGCAACCAACGGCATTGGTGCCAATGTGATCTTCGAGACCCCGACGGCATTCGATTTGGAACTCATCATGGATCCATCCGATGACTGCATAGTCTTTCCCCCATTCGAGATTTGCCCAGGACATATTCTGAACGAAGTGCAAGAGTGCTTGCTTCATAATGACTGCACCGGCAGACTGAAGCAGTGTGTTCAATGCTGCGTGTTCTGAGCGGATAGGTAGATGTCTGCCATCGAGACCAATCAGGTACCCACGCTTCGATGCTGCTGATACGCAGTCTTTGAGAACCTTGTAGGCACCCACCTTCTTCTCGAAGGAACCCCGGAGCCGCTTGCCTTCCTTCACGCCACCACCAACAGTCATACCTAACTTGAGATCACCGGCTCCGTAGATCATGGCATAGATCAGAGTCTTGGCGATGTTCCGCTTCTCTTCAAGATCTGCATTGTGCTTGTCCCGCTTCGTCCCTGGTGCAACGATGCCGAATGCAATCGCGTTTGTCCAATGGATGTCACCATTGAGTACAGCCTTGCAGTAGAGACCATCGTCATAGGCATGGAGGAAGTGGGATAGGCACCGTAGTTCAAGTCCCGAGGCATCAGCACCAACGAGCACCCAGTTAGGACGGGGACCAAAGAGGCTGCGGCACTCCTTGCCATAGGGTGACCTTGAGGCAGGAACCTGCGCCATGTTGGGCTTACTGTGGGTTGCTCTGCCGGTGACTGCACCATTGGTATTGATGCGGCCATGGATGACTCCATTGCGGGACAACTTCACCCATGCTTCCTCACCCTCACCGATCTGCCCAAGACGCTTCACGATCAGTAGGTACTCACATAGAAGTTTGGCTTCCGGATAAGGGAGCTTTGAGAGCACAGCCTCGTCGATCTTTGGTTGCCCTGAAGGAGTCACCTCCTCCGCTTGCCACCCGTAGAGTTCATTAAGACCTCTCGCAATGTCCATACGAGACCCTGGGTTGAATACAGCGGTCTTCACCTTGGTCTTCATCTGAATCATCTTGGCAGGGAACACCTTCACCAACTGTTCCTTGAGATCCACCCGCTTGATCAGTAGTTGCGCGGTGAGCCTGTCAGCACCAGGGCGATCAAAGTGCCACCCTGCCCGCTCAATGCGTTGGCAGATCCGAGCCACCCCTAGTTCCAACTCAACGGCCTTCGGTGCAGGACCCTGTGCAATCAGGTGCTGATAGAGAGCAAGGGTGACCTTGGTATCTACTTCGCAGTAGTCCTGCATCTCCTGAGTCCATGCTGACCAATCAGCGTTCTCGCCGTAGGTGTCCTTGAGGAGCCCAAGACGCTGCCCCCATGCCTTGAGGCTGTGGCTACCAATCAGTTCCTTGTTGAATCCAACACGCTTCCAATCATCATTGCGGAGGTCTGGGTAGACCAAGCGAGAGAGTGTCAGGGTGTCAAGGATCTTCTTGGTTGGAATGAATCCAAGGAGTTGTTGAAGGATCGGTAGATCGAAAGCAATGATGTTCTGACCAATGATGCAAGAGGCTTCTTGGAGAACCTTGATGGAAGCACCATGACCTGAAGCAAGACTCGTAGATGTAAGGATGGCTCCGGTGTTCGCATCACGGGTGACGATGCACCAGATCCTTGTGGAGGCATCGAGTGAATCGGTCTCGATATCGAAGACCACAGAAGTGTCCAAAGTATTTGGACTATTGCTCATGGTTCTTGCTCACTCCCGATCCAGAGCCGAAGGTCTGCTGCTGTACCACGGTGGAGAATCCCTGGTGTCCCTGCTCCCATACCAGCACCTTCAATGTTGAAGCTGACCCACTCTGCTGCTTCCTCATCAGTCATGCCCTGCTTGACGAATACGCTGCACAACCTTGGGTAGCTGTAGATCACCACGGGTGGATAGCCACATCGATCAATGAAGCCGATGACGGCCTTGTCTGCTCCGTCAATCCACAAGGTCTCAGCACTTTCCTTCTTTGCGGATTTATCCATGTTGGTCAACTAATTATAAGTGACGCTTTCGCCAAGGCAATAGTGCATTGCCGTGGATTTCCACGGAATTAGAAGGGAGCTTCTTCGACCTCTTGAGCAGGATCAAACATGACACATTCAGTTAAGCGACCAGTCTCCTTGTCGTACTCCAGTGCCATGCAGCACCCTGTCTCACCTGTGTAGCGACACTTCAGAACACGCACTCTCGTTTGGTTCTTATTCTCGCCCTGTTGGTTCCGCTCAAGGGCTATCACTGAATCACTCAGTTGAGCAATACTCTGAGATGACCTGAGGTGTGACAGACTTACTTCACCGCCCTCTTCATGGCTGCGCCCATCAATACGCTTCAGGTGGCACACAACAAACAGGGTGATCCCTGTCTCCTCCACCAGGGTGCGGAGCTTGGTCATCAGGTTGTCCAACATCCGCCGCTCATCACCTTGCCCATCATTGAGCCCGGATACTGCAATGGATATGTGGTCGAGGACTACAGCCTTGCACCCAAGACCCTTACCCATGTAGCGGATGCGGTCGAGGAGGTTCTGACCCTCGGTACTCCCGAAGTGGTCATAGAGGAACACCTGTCCAGCAGCAAAGACCTTGTCGAAGGAGTCCCGTAGTTCCTTCGGGTCAGCCCCGAGGTGGAGCCGCTTGTTCGCTTCGAGACTCATCAGGCCAATAGCGGTACGCGCTACAGATTCCTCAAGGGCGATGTAGCCCACGGGGATCCCTGCTTTGATCAGGCTGAAGGCGAGTTCACGGCAGAACTGGCTCTTACCTACACCTGTACCGGCGGTAACTGTGACGAGTTCCCCTGGGCGGATCCCATGGAGCATGGCTGATAGAGGAGCCCATGGGTATGGGATGCCCTCGGTTGCATCGAATGCTTGGATGCGCTCCCAGATGTCGTTGGCTGAAACGATGCCATCAGGGCGGAATGGTGGTGCTGTCCATATGGCATCAATCAGTTGCTTCGCCTTACCACCCTTGAGGCACTCGTTGGCATCCTTCAGGGGCAAGCGGGCTATGAAGGCTTTCCCTGGACTCAATACCTTGGCACATTCCTTGGCGGCGAGTTGCCCTGGTTCATCCATGTCAAAGGCGAAGACCACCCGGTCAAACCCTTCCAACCAATCGAGGCTCTTCGCTACTGCCTTGGGTGCCGATTGGGCACCATTGGGTACCGATACCACCGGCCACTTGTGATCCTGCATCTGAGACAGGCTCATGGCATCGATCTCACCCTCGGTCACTACCACCATGCGCCCACTACCGGCGAAGCGGTGTTGCCCAAAGAGCACCATTTGAGTGGCATCACCCAAGATACGGAACTGCTTGTCAGCGGTACGGATCTTCTGAGCAATGATCTCCCCTGATGCGTTGCGGTACTGCGCTACCTGTACGGGTACACCAAGGTGCTCACCGATACCGTAGTTCCATGATCGGCAGGTTTCCTCGGAGAGACCTCTACGCTCAAGTGTCACATATTCGGTTTCAATCATTGCTGCGAAGTCCTTCCGCTGTGGGGTGGGTAGCGCGGTAGTTCCATCACCACGCTCATGGTGTTTGCATCCAAAGCAGAATCCGTGACCATCGGAGTAACGCGCTAGGTTGTTCTTGGAGCCACAGGCCGGACAAGGTTCATGGCGCAAGAAGGAAGCTTCAGTCACGGAACTGATCTCCAGGGGTAACCACTGCCGTTCGATCTCCGTCAATCCAAGTGCAGGACACCGTTTCTCCAAGGTGCTTTACGAGTGCCAAGGCATCCTCGCGGTACACGGGTAACCACTTCTCCGCTGATGATGACCCTTTACCTGGTGCCCCTGCTAGGAGCCGACGAATTGTCACACCGGCACCGTAGGGGTAGTCACCTTCAAGTGCGTAGAACGACACTGTGATCAGGGATCCACCACCTCGGTACTTGATGATGTCTTTCATGCTTCCAGCGCGTAGTTGCTGCGTGATGGTGCAGGAGTTCGATTAGGTGTGATGCGGTCATCAAGTAGAGGCATCTGTCCAACAAGTGTTGAGAGGAAGATGCGGAGTGAGCGGATCTCTAGGCGATCCAAGGTTGCAAAGGTGTCTGATCCAAACTCGATCTTGAGTTCACCACTCGTTTCCGATACTTGGCAGAAGGAAGGCTGACTCGGATCATCACTGACCAACCGTGGGTTGAACACTTGCTTGTAAGCCATATTGATTCGTTTCTGTTAGGTGCATCATGGAGCCATGTTGCTCCTGCTGCGCTGCTGCTAATGACTGAATGAATGAAGGGGTGTCAGATAAACGCATCATCAACAACCATTCGCCGCGATCTCTACGCATCACAACAGCGGGACACTTCTTGCCCTTACTGTCCTTGATGGCCTGTTCGATGAAGTCATAAACAGCCAATGACTTCCGTAACTTCACCTCGAAGTGCAAGCCTCCGGTTCCTCCTAGGTCTGCCGAGAGGCTCCCGCTTGATTGGGCTGCCCGGAAGCAACCAGGGAGACCTAAGTGCTCCCTGATTGCATCCCGTGCATCCCGTTCCCCACGCTTCCCTCGTTCCCGGTTGTTCATCAGAAGTCTTGCGCCTTGGGTGACTTCTTCTTAGGAAGTGACTCTTGCTTAGGTTCTTCCTTAGCAGCCGGTGCTTTCTTATCCTCCTCAAAGTCTGAGAAGGTCTCCGTAGTGAAGCCCGCATCAGTCGCGCCGAAACCGAAGTCCGATGCACTGGATGGCATACCTTCGCGGAGCTCAATGATCTGTACACCACGGAGACGGAGACTGAGACCTACCCCACCGATGCCTGGTTGATTCCAAGAGGTGATCTCAACAGCAAGTCGAGCGCGACTGCCATTGCCTACTCGGATATCACCCTCAAGCTTGGTGCCGCGAGAGTCAAAGAGTGCCGGACGCTGAACCCAAGTCTTCCCTGACTTGGTCTCGACATTCGCCCGCAACTTTGCCTTGACTACCAACTTGCCCTCTTCGTTGCGGCTGTAAGGGAGCGAAGGGGATGTCTTGACCTTCTTGCCACCAGAACGCTTGGTCTCTTCTTCAATTGCGGAAGCCAGTGCCCGTGCGAGGGTTGCCTCAAGGGCATCTGCATCAGCACCATTTTCAAACATGATCCGGGTGCTGTAGGTACCCGCTGCATCAAACTTCATGTCCGGCTCAGTCAAGGAGGGCCAGATCAGGGTTCCTGTGGGTGTCGTTAACTGCGTATTTGCGCTCATTTGCCCTACTTTCTATATATGTTGTGCCCGATATGCATACCTAACGATCATTTCCACCATTGTATGTACGAGAAGAGTGTCTCGCAATGGTCAACTATTAACTACGAGAAGAAATACGGAGCATCCACCAACAACTTTGTATCAAGGGTTCCCTGGGGAGGAGCCTGTGGCAACACCATTCCCACGGGTAACTGAGCGTTGATCTGTCGGATCCAATCGCCCAAGGGATCACCGGCGAAGGTGTCCACCCACGCTGCCCGTAGTTCCCTGTTGAGTACCGGGGCATAAGCAGCGTGTGTCAAGTACGAGTCATGTACGAATGCCATGTCCGGTACCCCTGCTGCTACCAACCGTATCGCTGTCTTCCGAGCTGCACAGGCATCCAAGGAGTGAACAAGGTTTGGAACGATGCCATGGATGTGCTTGCGCCTGTTGATCCGCGCTGTCTTCTTGCGGATCTGCCAGATGTTTGCCTGAGGTCCCAGGACAGTTCTGACCCGTGATTTGTCATAGTTCATGTATGACTGCTGCACAGTAAAGCCATCAGGGGTAACCCATGTGGCGTGTATCCCACTTTGAACGAGAACCTTGGCTGCCCGCTGCGCCCAACTGAGGAACGCCATGCCACCTACGCAGATCTCGCTGATTGCTGGCCATAGGCTCTTGATCAGGACTCCGCAGGGGTAACTCGGATCCATCCAAGGTCCACCACGGTGCTGCTCGAAGTATGCCTCCCGTAGGTACATGACAGCAGACCGCTGCGAGATGCTGTAGGGAACAGTCATCACGACCCGCTTGATGAGGCTCCGTGTGATCCCTAGTTCTGCCCATTGAGCAGCATGGTCATCACCCCGCTTGGCAGCCTCAATGATCTTCTGCTGCGTCCGTGCAGCAACAATGCTGTAGATGTCTGCGGGGACATTGGAGGGCAGCAGGTTGACGGCTGCACCCCCTACTTCATCCTTGAGGAGAAGCGAGAGAACCTGTAGGCCATTGCAGCTTCCATCGACGGCAACCATGAGGTGCGAGGGTTTACCGGCGCGGACATTGGGTACATCAAGGCACCAAGCAAGGAACGAGAAGGGATCTGCGGCATCCTTCCAGCGACCCACGGTGCCTAAGGGATCCTTGGCGATACTCTCGGCTTCCCCTGAGTTGACCCATTGGCGGGCTGCTGCCTCACGCTCGGCATAGGTGCCCTTGACACCCCTACAGGCTGCCGCATGGCGCAACCAAGCTGCTGTCGCCTCCCCTGCATGAGGGATCACATGACCCTGCCCGAACTCAATGAGACCCTTCTGAAGGTCGTTGCCCTGGTGGGACAGACCCGTTGATTGACAGTAGAACCTGCCTCGGAAGTCCAAGCTTGAGGCATGGAAGAACCGAAGGTCACCCTCACTCGCAAACTTAGACGCAAGGCTGATGGTCTGAAGGATCCCGATGCGCCGTGACTTGATCCGCCGGTTGTTCTCAGCGACCCGGTTGGCCTCATGCCAGTACCTACGGATCTCCGCTCGTTGCTCAGGGGTCTTCTCGCAGACCAAGTCGAGGATCGGAGGACGCGCAGGGAACACACCTTCGGCGTAGACATCCAAGTCGCCCACGGGTGAACGGGTTTCCATGAGCCTCTGCACCACATCGAGGACTACAGCATTGACACGGTAAGGGGTGTGCTGCACAGCATTGATAGCTGCATACACCTCAGGCATGGTCTTGATGTCATGGCACTCGGTGGCTGACTTGGTAGCCCCACGAACCAAAGGGAACCCAAGACCCTCCTCATAGCCGCCATCGGTTGGTGAAGACCACTTACGGGGAGGGACAACCATGGGCATCTTGATGGGGTGCAGAGCCTCACCATGCTTCATGTTCTTGTGGGCATACTCCCAGGCATCCTCGGAGAGCGACAGGAGCACCACCGTCTGCCGCATACCACGCTTATGGCTCCTACGCTCAAAGAGACCTGTTGACTCGATAGCAGCAATAGCCAGGATGTACCCCACCTTGAGGGCAGTCTCATCGTCCCAGGCAAACTCGTTGACGATGTCCGTGAAGGTACGGGAGACAATCTTTCGGAGCTCCGAGGCTCTCCGTTGGGTAGTCCGGTGGGCAACCCATTGCTGATACCGGGCTAACCGCTTCTCCTTATCCTTGATCCTGATGGCAGTCAGGATGGCCTCAGTCTGGATGGTCTTGGCAGTAATGATGCAGACGCGGCTGAAGGTCATCGACTTAGCAGCACCATCCATGAACGACTGAAGGGCGATCAAGGCGACCCGGTCATACTTGAGCCCAAGGTTCCTTAGGGCAGTAGCACCTACCGAGGTTTCCCCGGGCAGCATCTCCTCAAGGTGCTCTGTCATGGGCTGAATGGCTGCTGAGGTGAGGAGGGTTCCCCAGCCTGTCTCGGAACTCCTACCGGCATCCATGGCTACCTTGATCCGCGCATAGAACCGGCGGCGACCACGCTCATAAGACTCCAGGTCAAGTTCACGCTGAGAAAGCTTCTTAGACATCCTTGTCTCCTTAGGGTTCTTAATGATTCATAATGGTTGAATAAGGCTTATCTTCAATCAGTATCAAGAGAAATTGTTAAAGCCTTTTTCCTGATCCTTAGATGATATTTTAAGCAAGGATATTCTCTCCCCAAGAGGGAAGATTTCAAGATTGATAGAAAGAAATATGCAGTTGTATTTCTTACGTCTAACCCTGGAGCACCCTTAGGTTTCATTATGTTTTCTTAAGGGCAACTAGTGCCCAGCTCTTACATAATGTCGGTATGTATGGTGAAACTTGGACGGTTTGGGGCACATCCGTATATGACCATACCGAGACATTGACTGTGGCACAGTATTGGAAAGTGTGTCAAACCGCAGGGGACAGGGGTAATCTTAGGGTTCCCCTGCGATCATTGACCAAAGCGATAGTCTCGCGAAGGGATTTTGAGTCCGCTGCGTCTGCCAGTTCCGCCACACCGGCTTCTCAATGCACTTTTTATTGGTGCCTCTGTGCCAATCGTGTGCCCGAAGGACACCTTTTTGACACACATTTGACACAGTGTCACCGCAGCTACACGCCGGATAGTCCATCCGCTTGTAGATGCCACTGTTGTCACACTCGTAAAGCTCCAAGGGGTGCATCGAACCGCCAAGGATACACACCCAGGCGAAAGACAACAACCCCTCCGCTTGGCAGATTATCCCGCCCGTGAACGCTCAAGCATCGTGACCACATCGTCCATACTTGAAGGTGCCAAGTGGGCGTACACCAGGGTCGATTGAATGCACTGGTGACCCATCCACATTTGGACCCGACGGACATCCACCCCGGCCATCACCAGGCGACTCGCACAGGTGTGCCGGAGGCTGTGAAAGACCACCCCACTATCCGTGATCCCCACCGCCGTCGCAGCCCGCTTGAACCGCCGACTCGACTCCGTGGGACTCAAGTCCACGAAGGGTCCGGCAGACTGCCTCGGGAGCCGCTCCATCACCTGCCGCGCCCGGTGAGTTAAAGGCACCCCACGGCACTTGCCGTTCTTCGTGAGGGTCAAGGAGATCCGGTCAACCCCCACATCCCGCCAACGAAGATTCAACAATTCGCTGATGCGGCACCCGGTCTCCACCGCGACCACCACCAGGTCAGCCGTCAGGGTCGAACCCAAGTGTGAGAGAATCTTGTCCTCCTCCTCATGGGTCAGCCAACGCCGCTCCTTCTTATGTTCCTTGCCAAAGGGGATCTTGGGCTTCGCAGCAATCCAATCCATATCAGCAGCCAAGTTCATCATCGTTGACAAAGCAGCCAGCCGCCGGTTGATGGTGGCCTGAGAGAGCCCTTGGAATTGCAGATCCATGACCATCTTCACGACCACGGCATGGGTGATCTCGGAGACAAGTTTCCCTGGGGAAAGAAGGGCAACCACCCTGCCCCCCACATCAGTCATCGAGTCCGTCCTGAGTCTTGACCAACGGGTCTTGTGTGTAATAAGAAAAAGATCCTGTAGCGTGTGAGTCTCTTTTTGGTCAACTGTTGGTGCCGAAAGAAGAACACTGGTGTCTTCACCACTGTCAACAGCCAACTCAAGCCGCCGCCGCCACAGGTTTGCTTCCTTCTCAGTCTTGAAGCTTTGCCGGTGCCTCTTACCGGAAACAGTGAAGGAGGCCTGATAGGAGTTACCGCGTTTCGTAAGCATTTAAGAACCTTCCGATTGATTGATTTGCAGGGCAATGGTCTTGCCCTTGGTAGTTAGGAATAGCAATACTTGTCGCCGGTCAGCGGGATCTTCTTCAGGACGAATGAGGTCGAGACCCCAACGCCCTGCTCTCCCTGGGCGAACTAAGTTCTTCCCGAGGAGCGAGACATTGCGTGAGACCGTAGATGTTGAAACACCCATGGCCTCTCCGATGTCAGCCATGCACAGCGGCTTCCCCCTGAGGTTCGACTCGGCAATGAGGCAGAAGATCGCGGTTGCCAGCACCGGGATATCTTCGTTCTGCGTCCTCATCAACGCACAATTGCTCAGGAACTTCTTGATCGCTTGGGTATTGTTGACTTTCGTTGACATGGTCACCATTATCCTGTGCGCGGGAACTGCCGTCAAGCCACTTATCCCATCGATGGCACAGATTTATATAAAGAGTCCAACGGTGGATTTCAAGCTCGAAGTGGAGCCAGGAGATACTTTGATGAGTTATCAGCACTTGCATTAGTACACCCTCAGAAGAAGTTCGCAACGGAAATAGTTCACACTCATACGCAGCCCCCCCGCCTCTACGAGTGCACCCACTCGTCGCAAACCCAAACCCTGGATAGCAGCCATACGGTGCTCCCAGCGAGGCCCCAAGATCCTTTCTAAGCGTTCGGCACCAATGCGAAACTCGTTTACATCCCAAGATCGAAGCATTTCCTTGCGGATAGCACGATGGAGGATTCGTTCGGTGGAGTTGTAGGATAATGGATCCCCTTTAGATAGGGGTACACGACCACTATTAAAGGATTTTTCCCACTTTTCTGCATGATCTGAGGGAATCGAGGCGACTGCCCGGGAAGTTCGGGGAACCATTACCAGTGTCCTCCCCGAGACTCCATCTCAAGGAGCTTTTTTTGGATAGTCAACAGGCTCTCCTTGGCCGCATCAATGCGACCCGCCTGTTCAATAATAAGGTCTGCTGCACGGGCGAACATCAGGGAATCAGGGGACACTCCTAGCTCGCCCCCGTCAGCCTTTGCCCTTGCGCGTAGGTAGTTCGCCGTCACTTCTACAATCGGATCTAGTGCCTTCATGCTTCGAGTCCTTTCGATGCAGTGCCTGAGTCAGTGCCATCAGAGCCAGTTTGTGAGCGTCCAATGCTCTTTCCAGCTCCACGATTCTCCGCCGTAAATGCACCTGGGTAACCACGGTGCCATCTGGATTTAGTTCCATTGCAGGGAATTGTCCTTGGTGGTCAATGATTCGTCAACGGGAATGTAAGGGGAATAGCAGATTATTTTGCGAAAAACAAAAACCCTCCCAAGGGGCGTAATCCCTGGGAGGGCCTATCGCATCTACCCTGCTATAACAGGGGATGCTTGGACGGGAATGGGTTCAGCGGGGAATCATAGTGGCTGCTTCTTTGCCGTAAAGTAGTCCTTCTCTTCACCCACCAGAATCCCGCTTCGATTAGTCAGACCAACACAATAGCCTCCATCGTGAACCACAAGAAAGCCTCCGAGTTTATCTTTAATGACTTGGTAGGAATCGTTTGCCCAGAACACTTTCTCTCCAGACTCTACTGCCGCTTTAATCTGCTCCAAGTTCATGGTTCAATCCTCGGGAATAGATGGGTAGTGCTGCCCTCATCAGTACCCACTATTACGCAGTGGGTATACGGATCTTAAACGATCCGTTTCGGGCTACGAAGGGAATCACTCCAGCATGGCAGCATCATCGATGGATTCGCATACCCATACGGTTACCCCCGTAAGCCAGATTCGTTCCTCTTCGGTCAGTAGTTCCGGGGAATCGAGTAGGCCTAGGGCGGCCACTAGGCAACGATGGGCTTCCCAGTGGTCTCCTACCCATTCCCCCTTATCCACGCGGCGAAGGAGGGAATTGATGCGATCGGATACGGTAGTACTAGTGGCGGAGTGTGGCATAGGGATAGTCATGGTATCGGTTTATTCCTGTTTGGTCAATCAATTTAATGAGCAATGATGGCAATACCGGAACATAGACCACGGCGGCCACTATTCCCGGAGCACAAACGGCATCGGTCGCACTGGGTACGGTTTCCCCCCTCGACACTCGCGGGACAAACCACTTCCCCGGGAATCATTGCATCCGCAGCTGAACTACGGACGCGGAAGGTGCGCCACCCTTGCGCCTGAGCTTCCAAGTGTTCCGCAGGGGAATCCACACTAGCCATGCATAGGTGCCGATGACTAGATGCCGTACGCCATTGATGCGTATACCCCGTATACCCCGATGCGCGGGACACTAGGGAATCCCACACACTCGCCGGGACCATTGCCGGATCCCCGTAGGCTCCCAGACGAACGGCGCGGCCTCTGATCATTGCCGATGCGTCACCAGGGGAGACCGTAGGGTAGTTACCCGCAGCGTAACAACGATGCACGGCATTGACGGATTTCCCTACTTCGACATAACAGGTGCGCGGATTCAATTCATCGCCCCGATGTTTACAGTTGAAACATATGGAATAGTCTGCCCCGCTCAATACGGCATCCGTTGGCCGCATATCGGCGCGGAGTATGAATGTCTGCCCCATATCGCCTGTTTTTGCATTGCGGGAATGCCATGTAACTATGGCGACGATGGGCGCACCGTCGATAGGGGAGGATCCTTCCCATATGACTGCCCCGGATGAACGAGGAATCTGATGCAAAGTGATAGCGCGCGCCGTGGGGCGTTCAAGTAGTGACATGGTGCAGACTCCATCTAGATCGCCCGCATTACGCGCGGGCATCGGTGGGTATCAAAGTGATGCCCATAAGGACCCCTACGGATTACCGCAGGGATCCGAATGGATGCCACTATTAGAAGTCTTGTACCACCACTACTTTGGAGGAATCACGCTTGGGATCATGCTCGAGCACCGTAGTGGCATCCCGCAATTGCTTCGGGGTGACCCCGTAGGCGTGTGCTGCATCCTTGAGGGTTTCATACTCGGACCATTCGCACCGAATGGCGACACGGTCGAATGTAATGGGGTCGCCCGTGTCCTCTGATAGCGCGTCAAGGTGTTCCATGATTAAACGGGCACCAAACCCGGTCCATCGGGCGCATTCATCGCGTAGAAGGATGTCCATACCATCCTCAACGGATAGGTGTAGCACTACCATTATGCGCCTACTTTCATGGCAAGCATGGCCGCATAGGTTCCATGGGCTACGATGCGATACCCGTTGCGCACGGTGTCACCCTTGCATACGATTCGGTTTCCGTGTGAGTCAGTTTGAAGCGTGTACATTCGTGAATCCCTTATAGAGGAGTTGAGTATCGAATCCGAATTACGCTCGGCTCCGATGCATTCAAGTATAACGAGTACTTCGGATCGGTCAACGATCTAGCTGGATGAAAAATGATAAATGGGCAACTATTTATAGTCGCCCATATTCCCGCCGGTGCTACCAACGATGCCTGGGGAGGTGTGCTACCAACGATGCCCCGCCATGCGTCCCGATGCCCTACGCGGGATCCATTATCCGATGCGGAGCGTGGATGCCTAGCGGATTCGCTTAGGTGTGCCCCGATGCCCTGCCCTTTACCCTTCCATAGTCGCGCGTGATGGCGTGCGTGCGCGTATTCGGGCGGGCGGGCGCGTGCGCGGGCGCGAGGCCACCGGCACGGGGGGGAACGCCCCGGGCTCCTTGCGATACACCTCTTCAGACTTTTTCGCCAAACATTTGGGTTCCCCTTGGTTCCCCTAAGAGCCCCTAAGAGCCCCTAAGAGCCCCTAAAGAGCCCCTAAGAGCCCCTTCGATACCCCAACCTCCAAAGTGCCTCGGAGACCCCTAAGGACCCCTCAGCAATCGCTGACTCCACAAGATCTGGATAGGCAGCATGGAGGAGCTCGTGGACGAGGGTGTCTAGTTCATCCTGAGGCTTCTGCCCCAGGGCTATCCTAATGACTCCTTGGGTGTAGTCACACTGCCCTGCGGAGTCCCCAAGGTTCGGTACGAACCTAAGAGCCCATTTCTTCCCCCTGACCCGAAGAGTCTTAACGGTCCTCCTCGGACTCCGAGCAGGGTCTCCGCTAGTCATCCTTTAGTCCTCTTAGGTTGCCTCAGGTTCCTCGGATCATCATCATCAGCATTCTGATGTGACTTCCATAGGTTCCCTGACAGGAGCTTCTTTAGGTACCCTGGTTCAGCATCATCAGCATTCTGATTTGAGCACCTTAGGTACCCTTAGGAACCTTAGGTCAGCATCATCAGTTTCCTGACAGTACCCCCTCTAGGAGCCTCAGAACGCCATATTTCTTTCCCTAAGGAAAGCGTGTGACCCGGCCCCCAAGTTGCCTTAGAGTCTCCTTATCCCTCCCTAGTGGTCTTCATCCTACGGATGTATGCACTAGTACCTGTTTACCTATCTACTTCCCAGTCCTAGCTTCTTTGGAGGATGATGATGTCATACCTACAGGATCTAGACTATCTGACCTTAGGGTGGTTGCAGAGGAACAGACACCACTGTCTGGCTCTACTCACCCCGGGTGGTTGCAGTATGGTTCTAACCTGACCATACGCAGGGGCAGAAACGAAAGTCAGTATCTCCATAGGTCACCGAGGGGGATTCCCACTACCCCCATGGCCGCTGAACGGCATCTTAAGGAACTTAGATCATCGGTAGCGTATGGACGCTGTGTAGACACAGTATTGACAGCAAGGCTCCTAGGTTCCCCCAGGATCGATTCTTCCCCTTTGGGCGACCTCTGACCCACCCGAAGGGTTAAAAGGGCACCTGGGGCAACCTAGGAGGTTTAGTCCTTAGTTAGCAGTTCTGAAGTTCTCACCAAGCGTTGCTGCTTCAGCGAAGGATGTCTTGTCCTCACCCGTGGCGTTTCCCACAATGTGGGGCAGCGTGAGGCACTCACGAAGATGACGAACATTTCGGTCAATGGTGTCGTGGAGCTCATTACTGTGTTGACCAGCAGCAACGATCTGATTGATAAGGCCTACAGAATCATGCGAAGCGGAGATGTCCTGGGCGATCTGCTCGGGAGACCTGGGGATGGCATCAAGTGTTATGGGGATAACTGGTTCTGTGGTCATAGCGTTACCAAGTTGAAATCGCTACACGCTTCCAAGTGTTGGTAGCTGTGCAGACATAGATGTAGTCGGTGTCGTGAACGATGTCCCCCTTGGTGCCTGTCGCTGTAGCAGAGGCTGGGGTCTTCTGAGTGGCAACCGATACGGTGTCACCTGTAATCAGCAACGAGCCAAACAGTTTGGTGGATGTTGTTGCAGTTACGCCGATGACAGTTGTGTTAGTTCCAAGCCCAACAGCACCTTTGCCGATGACGATTGAGTTAGTGTCACCGACAGCGGCAACATCGGATTCAAATCCAATGACTACATTGTTGCTGCCTGTAGTAAGCAAGTCACAAGCGTAGCCACCCAATGCCGTATTACCCGCGCCTGTTGTTACTGCACCAAGCGAGTGTGCGCCCACAGCAGTATTGTTGGTTGCTGTTGTGGCAGCATCCATAGCGTTACTACCGATTACAGTATTTCGGTGTCCTGAACAACTAGCACTTAGTGCCACATACCCGATTGCCGTACTTCCGTATCCATTATTGCCATATCCTGCACTTGCTCCAATAGCAACTAAGAATTGACCGCTTACCTTATTTGCAGCACCTGCCGCAGAGCCGATAGCCGTAAGACCAGCACCAAGATTGCTTGCACCGGCATTAAAACCAATCGCAATGCAGTTTGCGGCGTTGTTGGAAGTTCCTGCATTGCCACCTACAAAAACATTGTTTACGCCTGTGTTAGAAACTCCTGAACCGGGACCAATGGAAACTAGATTATTGGATTTATTTTGGTACGCCGCTTGATACCCAAACGCTAATACTGTGCTACCCGTGTTTACATCTGCCGCTTGAACACCAATAGCAGTAACAGATGTTCCCGTGTTGTTGTCAAGCGCAAGCCGACCGATTGCAATGTTGGTATCGAAGTCTCCCGCACCACGACCAATCTTGTGTCCGTTGATATAGGAGTCTTTAGCAACACCCACACCACCCGCAACAATGACTGCACCTGTGACAGACGATGTCGATGCGGTTGTGCTTGTCCCCGTAAGGACTCCGCTGAAAGCCCCAGTAGTTGAAGAGATACCGGCGGAGAATGTGTTGAGTCCCGTAAAGGTGTTTGTGCTAAGAGTTGCACCAACAGCTGCTTCCCCAACTGAACTAACTTTTTCATTGGCCGCGATGACAACTGAAGTCTTCGCTAAAGAAGCCGACAAGCCCTGGAGTCTCCTATTCAACAACCTGGCTTGCTGCTGTAGCTGCCTATTTGATGCCATTAGGCGAACACCCGGTATGGAATGGAGGGTTCAGGGGTAAAGGTAGGGAGCCCCTCGATCACCTCAGGGGTCAACTCAATCATGGCGCGGATGTTGGTGTGCCAACGGGTGTCACCGGGACTGAGGATGTTGCCATCGATGTCGGTCTTAGGTGGGATGGGGCCTATGTGGTCAATGGAGATCCCGGCAGTAGGAACCACCGTGACCTCACCTTCGTAATCTGTGGTCTCCTGGGCAAGGCCAGCAGCGATGAGGATGTCTTCCATAGCGGACTCTGTGGGGGTGCGGAGCATATAGTCCATGTTTAGGGAGCCGTTAAGGCGTTAAGTTGCGCTGCCGTCAACGCTGTTGGGAAGAACTTTATTTTTCTAATAGTTGCATCAGCATAACTTTGACTAGGGACTGATCCACCAGAAACCCCTGTGCCGCCAATGCAGAATAGATTGTTTGTCAAAGGCAGTGCGATAGTTGAAGCAGTGTTCAATGCTGAGTTAGTTCCGTTGATGGAAACCATGTTGTCTGCATCTGGCGCAGGAGTACCAGCAGACAAAGCCACGGCTGCTTTAATGAGAAACGGCGCAGACAGTGCGCTGTAGTTAGTTATGTTGTCCGAACCCCAGTTGAAAGAAAGCCAGTTAGTTCCGATGGCTTGGTACAGCATAAAATCTTTGGTGGCTGTTCCTTCTGTACCAAATAACGCACCCGCAAAGTTAACTGCTGCGTTACCTGAGAACCGCTTAGTGGCTTCAACAAAGAAGGTTCCCTGCGTTGCATTCTTCAACCATGACAACGAACCAGTTAGCGTGGTGTCGTACATACTGCAATTGTCCGCATTCCGCGTGACCTGACTCGCACCCGTAGGGATGTAGGAGGATGCGCCGGAGCCAGCCTCTAGTTGTGCGCCCCAAATGTAAATGCTCTTGCTTGCATCACCTGCAAACAATGCTTGAGCGTACACATTGAAGGTAATAGCCCCATCATTCACAACCATGAAGTGGGGATACAAAGTGGTATCAGCAGTAGTCATTGTCACAGAACACCGATACCAACCATTTGTCCCTATTGCGGTAATTGCATAACTAGTTCCAGTAGGTGCTGGCGAGGCTGTGCTAGAAGCCTCCTGAAATGAGCCGCTACCTGTCAGATTAAATACTGCCGTGTACCTTCCACCAGCAGCAATACAAACGCCTATGCGGTTGTACCCATTTGCCTTAGCGTAGATGCTAAGGGTGTACGAAGTCGCGTTTGCTACACCAACGGTGGAGTAGATCAGATGCGGTGATGTTCCTGCATCAGATGTCAACTTTATAGCGTTTGCAGTGTTTGATGGATCATTCGATGATCCTGTTCCTAACGTACTACCTTGAATCGTGTATGTCGATGACGAAAACGTAGATGAGTTAAGCGCAAGATTGATCGACTGCCCCTCAATCAGTAGTCCCCTAGGCTCCCCAATGTTCGTAGGGCTGTAGTCGAACCGAGGGGCGTGATAGGCGGTTGTAGTTGTTGGGTAGTAAGTTTGAGCAGTGGAGCCGGGGTTTATCTGCAAGCCCCAAATGGCAACGCCTTGGGCTACAACACCAGTAAAATTTAAGCCTGTGGGGTCTGTTGATGTTGAAGAAGTCATGAACACATATACACTTGCAATTGCGGTATAAGTTCCCGTAAGTGTGATTCGATACCAACCATCATCAGTTACCTTAGTAATTGTCGCTGCTCGGTTTGGCGCAGTTCCACCAACTGCCCCTATCACACTCCCAGCACCAACTAAACTAAAGATTACAGTAGCAGCCACATATCCAGTTGCGTTAATAC